GAGTATTGAGGTGATTCCAGTATGAGGACGAAAAAGTTTATCGGGATCGTTCTTTCTAATAGATAAAGCTGGTTCAAATTCATTACCTTTAACATAAGAACTTAATTCAAATAACTCGGTGGATTTTACATTAATTATATCTCCATTTGAATCACGTTCAAGATTAGGAACTGCAGAAAAGGCCTTTGCCCAACAGGTATTATTAAGAATGTTTTCTTGTTGTGTAAGGTTTGAATAATCTGATACGGAATCAGTTGGTGAACCTACATATCTACCACCTCTTCTATTAAGTGAATCAGTTCTTTTAAATAAAGTTCTTTGTATATTTGGATGTATATAGTCACCAAACATTTTATTCTCGACTTGAATTTAAATTATTTAATTCTCTGATTGAATCTGAGATATCGGTTGGGATTGTTATTCTTCGACCAATCTTAGGTCTTAAATCACCATTGAATTCCCCATTTGCTCTTGCAATAACCCACCAAAGAGTTGTATCGTTATAAAACCTATTAGCCAGAGAACCATAACTATCTCCATACTTAACAACATAAGATATATCACTATCTTTAGGTAATATTTTTGCATACTCAATTGAAGATAATTTTCTATTACCATTTTCTTTATCAAGTTTTATTCTTTGGTGTCTGTATCTGTTCATTATTCACTCTTCCCTATACTATTTTGATTTACTTTAGCATTCATTTGTGAATGAAATGGACGAGTTTTCTTATATGCAGCTGTAGATGTTTTTTTAGTTTGATCTAAATATGGACTTATTCCACTCTTAACATCATGTAGTTCTGGTAAAAAAGGAACATCATAATGTTTACCAAGAGTTTGTTGTGAGTATTTACCAATGTGGGTAAATTCAGCAGTTACTGCAAAATGCATTGGTATTTGGAATCCATCGTCAGTTTCCCAATTACTTGCATCATCCACCGTTATTGTAATACTACTAAAATAACCTGGTGTATCATTAAACATATCACCTACTGTTATACTTACATAAGGTGCTACAGGACGAGTAGACTCATCACCTTCAAACAACTTTTTAAATGATGGATAACCAAGTCCTACTAAATAATTCATTTTTTCTTGTATGATTGGTATTTCTTGTTTAGTGAATGCGGCAACTTTAAAATCCAATGATACAGTTCTCTCCGTGCCGGTATAAACGTGAACAGCATCAGGTCTACCAATGTATCGTTCAGTATTAAACTGAGGACTAACAGTATCAGTTATATTCTCTAAATGTGCTGGAAATATTAACCACTTACCATTTACTAAATCTCTGATTCTGAATTTAATAAAATCTTTTGGAAGTTTTTTCGTTCCCGTTCGAGTACTATGACCACCATAAGGAACTTGTAATGCATTATGTACAGTAACATCGTACAGATTACCATTAAAGGTTCTTATTGGGCCACTACTAAACCCATAATCTTTTGCCTTTTCACCCCCACCACCAAGATTTTTAAATAAGTTTGTAATAGACTTCCCCAATCCACTTGCTTCAGGTGTTACATCAGTATTATTAGTAACCTCTGACTCTGGATTATATTTAGGTGGATTTACTAAATCCGTTAAAGCAGTACGTAGACTCCTTGCATGTCGTGGTGCGTGAAAATAAGGTGGAAGTGATGTAAAAAATCCCAATGGATTGTATATTCGAGTTTCTTTTCTTGCATTAAATCGTTGTAATATTGTTTGTTTAATGTTAAAAATAATCCCTTTTGGTGTAATAGTCCATTTTGCCCATCTCTCTAAATCTTCAAAAGTTTTAATAACCTGTAAGGCAACGTTTCCGAATCCATCATTAAATCTATGTGCCGATAGATAAATATCACTTGGTTGTTTTACATCATTACTTCCTCTATCTGCGTTTGCCAACTTTGAAAAGTTAGAGGAAACAACCGTTGTGGTTACTTCAGTAGTACGAGCTGGTGGAGTGGGCAAATTCTTAACATTACTCGGTTCTCTACGAGATGTTTCAATTTTTGTATAATCGAAACTTGATAAGTCTTTTGATTTTAATCTATCTAATAATGACATAATTACCCTTGACTGTTCATTAATCTGTTAAAGTAACGCTGCATTTCCTTATTGGACTCATCAGAAGTTTGTGTAGGAGTGGAATCACCTTTCTTACCAAGTAAACCTTTACCTCCAGCCGAAATGACATTCTTTAACTCTTTCATTGCTTTAGTTAATTCTTCCATTTGACCTATTGATTCTTTTTGTAATTTTGTTTCTTGTTCTTTTGCAGTTATTTCTAAAGGTTTTCCTGCAACCAATCTACTTAATTCACCCACTTCAACTCCAATTGCAGCTGCTAATTTTTTCCTTTGTATTGCATTTAATCGAGTGAATTCTTCTGCACTTCCCAATTGTTGAATTATATCGTTTGTGGCTCCCACGATATCATTATCTATGGCTAACATTCTAGCCCTATCAAAGTTTATATTCCTACCAATCATCATCGAGGCTTCCATAGCAGAAGTTATAGAGGTTTCAAAGTCTAATAATGAGTCTGTAATTTTTAAAGTTGTTGCCAACTCTACACCCATTTTTGCTGCCTGAACTGCTGCCATAGCAATATTTTTCATACTTTGGTCGGTGTAGGCTGCAAACTCTTCTGCATTTTCTGCCATATCTTGAAGCACGAGACCACTATCTACAAGATTATCTCCAGCCAACTCAGTAACTGCATTAACTAATTCCAAACCACCCGTGAAATCAGTATTACCCATATCGGAAAATAATCTAGCCATTTTTGCTATATTTTCCTCTGTTGCACCTGATTTGATTGCTAGTACTGTTAACGCCTTTACATTTTCTCTACTTACATCACGAGTACCTCTTGTGGCCGTGAAAATTGCCTTTGCACTTTCACTAATATCACCACCAAGAGCTGCAGCTTGTAATTGAAAGTCAACCATAGTTTCAGTAACCATCGCAATTTTTGCAGAATTTGTAAAAGATGTGTTCAATTCCTCAGAAAAATTTTGTGCTGCCTTAACTGACTTGATTAAAAATCCAACCATTGCTATTAATATAGATCCAATCAAAAATAAAACATTTTTCTTGGTTATTTTATTAAATCTCTTCATATTTTCTTTCATGCCATCTATAGTGTCCCTAGATATATTCAATGTACCTAAAAGTTTATCATAAAGTGCATTTTTATCTTCAACTAAACCAGCAGTTTTTTCAACTATCTTGTGTTCTCCTTGTAGTATACCTATCCTGTTTAAAAGAAGTCTTTTTTCTTCACCATCAAGTGACAAAGCTTCTTTTTTTAATTCTGAAATTTCTTCTGCAACCGCTTTAGAATCATAATTCACAATATTTTTAGCAGATGTACTGTCAAGAACCTCTTCCTCTTTTGCTGCAATTCGATTTAATATGTTTGAATAATCACTACTGAAATCTTTGGTTTGTTTAATAGAGTCAGTTATAATTTGATTTGCATTTAGACGTTTTCTTTCCTGTTGAATCTGTTTTATAAGACTATTTGTTGTATCCTCTTGTAAACCCTGGCGAACTTTCTCTGCCTTTATTAAGTCGTCTTGTATTTTACGTTCTTGTTCTTGTTGTTTTAACTTCTTTGCGTTCTCGTCAAATTGTTTTCTACTTTCTTTTAAGAATTTTTCACTTGCTGCGGCACCTTTACCTAACTCGGCATTAATTCTGGTTTCGAGGTCTAATTGGTCTTGTTTTAGTTTATTAAATTGAGCTTGATCCATATGGGGCTAGCCATCCTTAAATAATATGTTATATTGAAAGAGATTAAGTTATTATTTTATGGTATACTATCTATTAAGTCTTCTAAACTACCTAATGATTTAGCAAATTTTTCTAACTCTCGTTTAGTTTTAGGGTCAGATAAGACTTTTCGTGCGTTTTTTTGTTTCATCTTTTTGATTTTCTTTTCAACAGTTTTATAAAACCTATCAAGAACGCCTTCAGCTAAGTCAAGTTTTGCCATTATTAATCTCCATTTATATCGATTGATTTATCTCAGTAATAAATATAAGAATTGAGGTTTTTTATCATGATTGTTGATTTATATATTCTTCTACTACTTTTGCAGCAACTTTATCTGCATTTTCATTTGGATGAGCATCATAAATAATTCTATTTTTTGGATGTTGCCAAACCCAATACTTTTTAGATAAATTACTTCTACCTGTCAAACCACGTCTCATATTTTTTTCTGCATAATTTTTATAATCTAAATCATCACAATCTTCTTCTTTTTTACAATAACCAGACTTACCCTCAAAAGACAAATGAATGTATTTCATATTGTTATCTTGGAAAAATTTAACAAACTGATTATCTATATCTTCTCCAAAATCAAATGGATGTCTTAATGGATAACCACCAGTATTATATAAAAAGAAAATTACGTTAGAGTGTAAATTATTAATATCCAAAAGTAAATCTTTGTATTCAGTTAATAATTTTTCAATTGAATCTTGTTTGTTTTGTTGGAAAGAATGTACAAAATTTTGGTGTGTTTGTTTCGTATCACCACGTGAAAATGTCCTGATAGGTGTGGGTAATTGACACACTACAGCCTCTATCTCAACATTGTTTTGATAATTTTTTATCGTTGTGTTCCATTTGCACTTATCTTTAATTAAAGATAATCCCTCACCATGTAAACTTCTTTTGATTGGACTTACAAATTTTAAATAATCTGGCCATTTGTCCGTCCAACTACAACCAATGCATAAAACTTTCATTTGTATATAAATGGATCTTTGTATTTACTTTTTTTAAATTTAATCCAAAACTTAATTTTCTTATAAAACTTAGAAAGAATCTTTACCATTTATAATCTCCAATTATAGTTGTCTTTGAATAGTTTTTGGTGGTTCTTGTGTGGTTGATGATTTATTATATGCAGCACTTTCTTTCTCTTTAATCTCAACCAACTTATTCATATAATATCTTCTCCAATGAACTGGCATATTGTACAAATCATTAAAAGTGAATCCATTACTAAAATGACACAATGAAAATATTTCATCGTGTATTGATTTTTTATAATTCTGCGTTAGGCCAAAAAAATGTAACCCCTATCGGTATATCTACCGTATGGGGCTCTCCTATTCCACTAACATACTCTGTAGACATATCCACATCTGGTGTGATTGACTTTACATGCTTTCTAAACTCTTTTGTATCTAAAGAGAGAAACTGATTATCAACAAAATTATTTATTGTTTTTTTAGTCGTATCTCCATCTACAGAAATGATTTGTTGTTTTAAACGAGTGGTGAGTGTTGGATCTACACCCGTAGATTTTGATATAGATTTTAGTGCCTTGACCGTTTCTTCTATTTCTGATTCATCTTTGTGAGTTAATAATTTAAATTCAATGACTCGTTTTGAATTGGGTAACTCAAATGAAAATTTATTTTCACCACTTTCAAAAATAGAATCTTTTGGTGATGTAAATTTCAAAGTACTTAAATCCACCACGATTTCCTTTTTAAGTCCAGAATCAGGATCTACAATCTCTACGTTGTAATCTTTACCATATCCCAAAATTCTAGCACCCAACATAATCGCATTTTTATCACCAATCAACATATCATCTAACTTGATTGATTTATCTGGAATTATAGACTCAAACAATTTATCTAAAACAATTCCCTTTTGAATCAGATTAGTAGAGGTTAAAATGTCCTCTTCTTTTGCAGTCATATATTTTATCTCTATAGTACCACTTGAAAGTGGACTATCTTTTGGATATAATAATCCCTTTGAAGGCAAATCTAATACCTCAGTAGGAAAATCATATTGATTTTCAGCCATATTTAGCTCCTTTGAATACTATTTGAAATTAAAACCACTTACTATTATAACCTTTGGTCGTTTATTTAGATGGTGATATCTTATCCTTAATTGGTTTAAGAACCATATCGAATATGATGTCATCATATTTAGTCGGGGTAAGTTTTACGATTTTCTCTACTGCGTAAAGAACTACCAAAACGTATTCCCAATTTGCCACTAACCATTCAGTCATTTTTATTCTCCTATTTTAGAACGACAATACTGCGTAATCGTAACGAAGTGTTAGAGTAATATCAGCGACGTCCGTTGTATTTGAAAAATCTAAGTCATTAAAGTTTGCTGATTGAATAAATGCACCATGTAATACCCACTCTTCTACCTTGTCACCTACTGGCCCTAATAGATTAAATCTAATTTCCTTTTTATACATATCTGAGTATCCCTCACGACCTGTTACTGCTTCGTGATGTTGGTGTACCCATTCCATTACAGCCTGTGCTCCACTTGGAACGATAGGATCATAAAGAGTTATTTCTAATTGTTCCCAAGTAGCTTTACCTTTAAGATATCTTTTGGTGTTGATATGATGCAATTCTATTTCATCAAAAGTAATGTTAGGTCTTGCCATTGCCTTTACAAAGTAAGAGGGTATATCTTCAATGTACATGATGAACCTATTTTTAGTTTTTGGTTCAAACGGTGTAAAAAAGATTTCGTCTTGATTCAGAATCTCGGCCATTTTCATTCTCCTGTTAATATGCCGTTTAAATACTATTACATATATAAATATCACTTTCTTAAAAAAAAGTGTTAAGGAAAGATATTGTTTTTTGAAGTTTTATAGAAGTTATTTTTAAAAAAGAAAAACCCCAACCGAAATTGGGGCTTTTCATTATATGTCAGTTTACTTATAAAATAAACTTATTCAGGAAATGTAGCTCCTGTTGGTTGAACAATGAAGTCCAATACAATAAACTCAGCTGTTCTTGTAGGTTGAATAAAGATTTGACCTCTTAATTCATTTCTATCAACAACATCTGGTGTATTATTTGAATCATCCATTACCACTCTGAATGCACTTAGACCACTATTAGCCTGTACTGAATTCAAATATGGATTAACAATACCTAAGAAACGATTTCTCGTTGCTGCTGTATTTTGTTCAAACACTAAGAATCTTGAAGAACTTGCAATAAACTTACGTAAAGCGATTAACAATCTTCTTACATTGATTCTATCAAGTGCTGATGGTTTTCCTTGTAATGTTTTTTGTCCAAACACCACTACACCTTGTTGTGGGAATGAAGCTATTGGATTAACACGACCTTCATAAAGTGTGTCTCTTTCTTTATGTGTTAGTCTTGTTTTTGCTTCCAATACACTTGTCAATCCACCACGATTTAAACCAGCTGGTGCGAACCATTCGTGTGCTACACTATCGGTGTTAGCGATAACACCAGGAATCACAACTGATGGTGGAACCCAAATTGGTTTATTTTTGACTGGATCAAGAATCTTAACCCACGGGTAATAAGTAGCCGCGTAATTAGTATCTATGGACTTAATATCACCAACAGCGTTAGTGACTGAACGTCCCCATCTTGAACCATCCATTACGTAGAATGTGTCTGCTCTATCTTCTACTTTTGAGATAGCGTGATTAGTAACTTGAGTATGATACTCGTGTATAATACCAGGTGTTACCAACATATTCATATCAAACTCATCAGGATTACTTACAGCGTTAATTGCTCGTTTGTAAGCTACTGTACCACTTGCTTCTGAATTAGTACAATTAAATCCTTGTTGGTTTGTTGTTGAAATATTAGTACCAGTTGCCTTCAATGTAGTTGGATCATCTCCATCAAAACCGCCTTGGAAAGGAACAACAAATTTTCTCTGTTCTTTAGCGGATAGTGCCATTGTGATTGCCTCTGTACCATCAGAATATGTGTCTGCTCCGATTTCACTAGCGTCAACTGAACCTACCATATTCTCTAAGGTGAACACAACATTATTACCAGTTCCTGCACTTGCAGGTAATGGAGCTAGATAGTTTTTATTATCTAAACTATCAAAATCCCAACCATAGTATTCATTTGTATCAAACCTACCAGAACCAGTAGTAATGTGGTCTGTATACTGATTTGTTTGGAAACTAGCACTTGGAACTGAAGTAGTTTGTAAAGTTGGATTAGTCACTGCTGCAAATCCATGAGGTAATGCATCTCCACTAATACCTTCAAGTTCTGTTTCATAATCACTAATATAGATATGTGGTGATTTGTTTGGCCAATCACCATTGTAAGTGAGTTTACCATTTGAATCAATTGTTACATATCTATCACCAACTTGTCTTGGTAGATAGTTTACTGAATCAGGATCAAAGTTAAGATTTGTAAACTCTTCTACTAATTGTCCGTCATCATTTTCACCTGGATTATTCTTTAATAATCTAAGTGTAAAATCACCAAAGTCACTACCAGCAATATCTTCTTTTGCTCTCAAATCAGCAATACCCAACTTGTACTTATCATTAATATCCGTACCATGTGAACGTGTATTAACTTTAAACAAATTCTTTCTACTTCCACCAATTGCTTGTGAAATGATGTAAGGTGTAGTTGCAACTGCGTAATCGTGTGTAAAATCTTCTCCACTACCACTTGTGAAAGAAGCAGAACCTACTGTCGAAGAGAATCCCTTCTCACATTGATACGCTTCAAAGTTTTTATACACATACAAATCTTTATTAGTGTCTTGTGGATCTGAAGTAAATACTTTTGTGATGTAACTATCAGAGCCAGTATCAAATGAGGCTGTGTATGCCACACTATTTACTGTAAACATGAATTCACTCCAAGTTCTGTTACTAGCATTGAGGACAGTTTGACCACCGCTACTAATATCTAAACTTGGACTTTTTCTTGAGGGTTTTAATACTGCCGCAACTGAATTCTGAGTAGAACTTGATACATTTATATAAAGTGAATCAGATTGATATCCACCGATACCTAAAACTCTTACTATAGTTACAGCTGGTGCACCATTGTCAAAATACTCTTGTACTGTATATGGTACATAAAATCGTGTATCTAAACCACCGAAAGTATTTTCAAATTCAGAAAAACTCGTCAAAGTTGTCGGAACGAACGCAGGCCCCTTAACTGTTGGCCCGACTATTGCTGCTCCAATTTCAGCCACTCCTTGTGGTAAAAATGAAACATCTCTTTCTCTGGTAAATACACCTGGACTAACGATTCGTTCAGCCATATTTTTCTCCTATTTATTAATTTATTATGGATTACAATAAAACAATTTTTATCTTATATAAGTATAAGGCTAAAATCCCAAAATACATATACTTAGAAGTTTTTTTTAAGAATTTGGTGTAAATTCACCACTGCCTATATCAAGACTACCTCTTCCATACTTTTCTTCGAGATTTTTTAACAATTCTTGTTCTTGGTTTCTCATATTAGTGAATTGTACTTCCAATTCTACCAATTGATTTTCCACTTCATCTCGTTGTATGTCTAATTGTTGTCGTCTAAGATAAACGGCACCAATTGTGGTTTGTAGGTCTTTATAAGATTGTTGTACTTCTCTTATTGAATCAAGTTCTATAGTTTGTAATTTAACTGTTTCTTTTGGCATAATTATAACTCCTTTTAATATTAATAATATATATAATACTAATTTTTCAAATTACTCTTTTAATTCATCTATTTCATTTAAAAGTTTTAACGAATCGACTTCTGATTTTAGTTCTTTGATAGATTCTATCAAAATTGGTACTAATTTATTATAGTCTACAGATTTGAATTTTTCTCTACCATTCAATCCTTGTTGTTCTTTCACAAGTTCAGGAACGACAGCTTCAACTTCTTGTGCTAACACACCAACATCATGTCCCATATCTTTTCGTTTCCAATCATACTCAACACCTCGAAGTTGCATCACCGTATCTAAACCATATTTCATATCTGTAATGTTTTCTTTCAAGTTCATATCGGATGCCACGGTAGATGAGAATGCAACAACGTCACCATCGGCGTGGAATGTTCCACCACTTGCCAATCTAAACTCTTCAGTATTAGATAGGTAAATTTTAATATTATCATCAGTTCCGAAATCAATCCAATCACCACTAGCATCTCTACCAACTTTTAATGATGTGTTATAGATAGAGGATATACCTGTTTGTGC